CATACAAAACATTTACTGCGACAAATAATATGGGTTCATTAGTATGGAATTGTTATAAAATTTCCTGTAGTTTAAGTGGGAGTACTCGTGTTAGGCTATCTATAGATGATATTAAGTCTGTAAGTGCAAAAAAAGAATTGTCTACAACTAATACATTTGAGATGCCTGAATACGTAGTGCCACATGACAATAGGAAAAATCTCCTATCTTTCTGTAATAGGTGGAAACTAGATGCAGATAAAATGAATTTGCAATATGATGTGAAAGATGACAGAGTTGTTTTTCCCATAGAACATAAAGGAAATTTAATTGATGCAACTGGTAGAGCATTGGGTAAACGTCTACCTAAGTGGAAAAGATATGGGAATAACCCCTTGCCATATATTTATGGTTGTGGTAAGGTCGCAGTAGTTGTTGAGGACTGTGTAAGTGCTTGTGTTATAGATAGCAATGTACACACGGGGGTGGCTATACTTGGAACTTCTTTGTCAGAAGAACATAAGCACTACCTCTCACAGTTCTCAACTGCTATAATTGCATTAGACCCTGATGCATTACCTAAAATACTACAATTTGCAAAGGAGTTACGTGGGTATGTAAACAATGTCCGTGTGCTAAGATTGCAAGATGATTTAAAGTATAGAAATGAAGATGATATTAATAACTTGTACAAACTAACCCCAAAGGAGTAATACATATGGAAAATTCACTATTAAGAAGTTTAATGGACAGAGAGTTCTACAAAGAACATCGTGGAGCTAGATGTCCAGACAGATTGTTTAGCAAAGATGCTAGAAAGATAAAGCAGACTATAGACCTAGCTATGGACAGATATGAGCGTACAGTCACACCTGATGAGATTGAGGCTTTGTTTATATCAAGTAATCCGTCTATGCCTACTGCACAGAAACAAGCATACATTGCATTGTTTAAATCTATAAAGAATGAACAGCCGTTAGGTTCTGATGTAGCACAAGAGGTTCTCTCAAAGCTTTTTCAACAGGTTGTTGGAGAAGATATTGCTAATCTAGGTTTTGATTATGTCAATGGGCAACAGACGAGCCTAGAACCATTACGTATGTTACTAGAACAATATAATGATGACTTTACACCAGACTTAAATGTTGAATGGGATGATTTGGAGATTGATACATTGTTAGCTAAAAATGATTTGGAAGCACGTTGGAATTTTAACATACCTGCTTTAACAAGACAACTTGAGGGCATCAATGCGGGTCACTTAATTGAGGTAGGTGCTAGACCTAATACAGGTAAAACATCTTTTCATGCTAGTATGATTGCCTCACCCGGGGGTTTCGCACATCAAGGTGCTAACTGCATTGTCTTGTGTAATGAGGAAGGCTCTCATAGAGTTGGTGCTAGGTACTTAACTGCTTCAACGGGCATGACAATGAAACAAATCAAAGCTAATCCAAGTAGGGCAAGAGATTTGTATGCACCTGTCAAGGATAAGATAAAGATAAAGGATGCCACGGGTCGTGACATGTCATGGGTTGAAAGTGTTTGTAAATCATATAAACCTGATGTTGTTTTACTTGATATGGGAGATAAGTTTGCTAGAAGTGGTGGCTTTGCTAGACCAGATGAGGCACTCAAGGCAAATGCTATACATGCACGTATGATTGCAAAACAGCATGAGTGTGCTGTCTTTTATATGTCTCAGCTATCTGCTGATGCAGAGGGTAAAATACTACTGAATCAGTCAATGATGGAAGGATCACGTACAGGTAAAGCTGCAGAGGCAGACTTGATGATATTAATTGCAAAGAATCCACCAAAGCAAGAAGATGGAGACGAAGAGGATTTACAAAGACATTTAAATATTGTTAAGAATAAGTTGTCAGGTTGGCATGGTGTTATTACTTGTCAGCTTAATTATCAAGTTGGTAGGTATGAGGCATGAATGATTATCCAGACTTATTTGGTTACGTCAAACCTAAAAAGGAAGTGTACAAAACGTATGTATGCATCAAATGTGATGTAGAACAGCCTATTACTAATTTTTATATAGTAACTTCGGGTGAGGTAAAAAGAACCTGTCAGTCTTGTATGAAAGGACATTTCGCCACACTAAAAAAATTACGTAAGGAAAATGTATATCCTAATGATGACTATTGCTGTCCTATCTGTGAAAGAGACATAAAGGAGATAGGTAAGTATGGTCAAATCAAACTATCTAAATGGGTATTAGACCATTGCCATGAGACACTAACATTTAGAGGTTGGATATGTCATCACTGTAATACTGGGTTAGGTGGTTTTTCTGATGACTTGACAAAAGTAAAAAGAGCAGTTATATATCTAAAGAAACATAAGGAGAAATTAGATGAAATTAACACTTGATGTAGAAAATACAGTTACTACTAGAGATGGTAAGTTACACCTAGACCCTTTTGAAACAGAGAATGAATTAGTAATGGTTGGTTGTTTGACGGATAAAGGCGAGGAATATTTATTTAGGGATAACTTTGAAGGTGTCCAAGAATTATTGGACCAAGCAACTATATTAATTGGTCACAACATAGTACATGATTTAATGTGGATATGGGAATGTGGATTCAAGTATGATGGTCCGGTATTTGACACAATGCTAGGTGAATATGTACTCCAATGTGGAGTCAAGAAAGCTTTATCCCTAGAGGCATGTGCTGAAAGATATGAATTAGCTACCAAGAAACAAGATACATTAAAAGAGTACTTTAAGAAAGGCTACTCTGTGGCAGACATACCACCACAAGAACTTTCAGAGTATTTGTCAGCAGATTTACATGCTACACAACAACTGTCAGATGAAATATACAAAAAATTAAATACAGTTGAGTATGCTGAACTAATGGATACAGTTATACTCACTAATAGAGTTGCCTTAACATTAGCAAAGATATATCAAAAGGGATTTGCAGTTGATCTAAACAAGTTAGATGAGGTTAAGGTAGAATTTGAGACTGAAAAACAAAACATAGAAAAACGTCTAAGGTTGCAAGTAAAGCAATTGATGGGTGACACACCTATAAATCTAAATAGTCCAGAGCAAATGTCTTGGGTCATCTATAGTAGAAAGCCTAGAGACAAAACAACTTGGACACATAACTTTGATTCATACATGAAGACATCAGCGTATAAAGAAGTAGTTAGTGAAAAATCTGACATCATCTACAAAACAGTAGCTGTAAAATGTAAAGACTGTTTTGGATTAGGAACTATGAGAAAGGTAAGAAAAGATGGAAAACCTTATGTTAAGCAGCCCAAGTGTAATACTTGCACTGGTACTGGCTACACTTTTACTAATAGCACAAAAATAGCAGGTTTGAAATTTTCTGCACCATCTGCTAAATGGGTTAGTGCAAATGGGTTTAGTGTTAATAAAAAATATCTAGATGTCTTACAGGATACTGCTAAGAAATTAAATATGTCAGAGGCACTAAGTTTCTTGACAGATTTACAAAGACTATCTGCACTAGACACATACCTATCTTCTTTTGTGCAAGGTATAAAAACTTACGTAAAACCTGATGGTAAATTACACGTAAGACTTCTACAACACAGAACATCTACAGGTAGATTCAGTGGTGCAGACCCTAACATGCAGAACATGCCACGAGGGGGAACATTCCCCGTAAAGAAAGTGTTTGTGTCACGTTGGGATAACGGAAAGATAATGGAGGCAGATTTTGCACAATTGGAGTTTAGAGCTGCGGCATATTTATCACAAGATAAAGTCGCTATTAACGAGGTATCAACTGGTTTTGATGTACATGCGTATACGTCTAAAGTTATCACTGATGCTGGTCAGCCGACAAGTAGGCAAGAGGCTAAAGCACATACGTTTGCACCGTTGTATGGTGCGACTGGGTTTGGCAGAAGTAAGGCAGAAGCCGCCTACTACGAACACTTTACAGAGAAGTACAAAGGAATCAAAGCTTGGCATACCCGATTGGCTAAAGAAGCTCTAGCTACAGGAAAGATAACAACACCTTCAGGTAGACAGTTTTCATTCCCGGATGTTCACAGATTAATGTCTGGCAAGATAACTAATTTTACACAGATAAAAAATTATCCAGTACAATCATTCGCCACTGCTGATATAGTACCTTTGATATTAATGTATATTGAGAGGAAGTTAGAACCTTATCAATCGTGTGTAGTAAACAGTGTACATGATTCTATAGTAGTAGATGTGCACCCAAATGAAGAAAAGGAAGTATTAGATGTAATTGAAATAACTAATCAGAATATGATATCTTTAATAGAAAAAGAGTTTAAAATAGAATTTAATGTACCTTTATTATTAGAGGCAAAAATAGGTACTAATTGGCTTGACACTAAAGATGTTGCATGATATAACTAGGCACTTATTGAAAGGAGAAAAAAATAAATGAATGATTTAATCAATATAAATACAGATAGCTATGCAGACTTAGCTAAAGCTATGGGAATAGCTACAGAAGTTGCTGCAAAGCCAAAGAAGTCTGGCAACTTAAACAGACTAAGAATATGGCACACACCTATAATGGGTCAAGCTGAGATAAATGGTAAGATGGCTAATGTTGAAGTCATTGAGGGTGGAGCATATAGATTAGAGGTTGTAGAAGAAAATGGTTCTACCTTCTACTATTCAAAGAATATAAGCATTCGCCAATTCATGCAAAGGTTTATGCTAAGAAGGTATATAGCGAATCTTAATGCAAAAGCTGGCGAACCCAAGGGCATGTTCCATAGAACTATAATGTCTGATAATCTTAATACTGATTTGAAAGACAATACAGGCAGGTTCAACTGTGGTAAGCCGTCTGGTTACATAGAAGACTTCAAA